AGTACGTTTCCGCCGCGTCGCTGATAATGATTTCAGAAGAATTGCGACGCCAGGAACAATATAATCGGCTAACCGAAGAAATTCGCTATTTATGCGGAAATGACAAGCTGGTTCAAATTGTAGAAGCAGAATCCGAAGATTTTTCAAGAAGAATCGCCTTTCTGGAAACCACAAAAGAAGAACTTCTGGCCGTGGCTGATTATTCACAATGCGAAACAATAGAAGATATGTCGAAAGTTTATTCCGGTTCGGTTCTTCGTCGGCTGGGATTTTAGAAAAAGTAAAGGGCGGCCGCATAGGTCGCCCTTGTGTTATATTATGATTTATTCGGCCCGTGTTCGCACGCGATAAGCTGTTCGCCACAAATCGGACAGCGTTCGATTCCACATTTCCAATGGTGCCAGCGTCCTTCCTGGGCGTAACATTCAGGACACACGGCGCCAGGCTTGCCGGCGAAATCGTCACCAGGATCCCCGACTTTAATTCGGCGATACGCTTTATTTTGAAAATTGAACGTCCTTGTCCTACAACCGACCGTTGAACCGACGCGGCCGCCGCAAAGCTGACAAGTGCGAAGTTCCGCCGGGCGCGTGTAAATAAATTCGTGTTTCAAACCATTTGCAAAGGTTATGGATTCAACACGGCCGTCCTTTACAACGATTTCATCGACAATCTGATCGACGAAATCTTTCAGAATTTCGTTGTCAAGTTCAAGCGCCATTTGCACATAATCAACATAATTCTTTGACGCGATACGCTGGGCCACCAGGAACGCCGACGCCTTTTTGATAAAAGACAGATCCGCCAGTTCATCGCCGCCGGAATCGTCCAGGAGTTCCGAAAGCTGTTTTTCCAGGTCGGAAACCTTTTTCACAAGTTCCTTTTTCTTGCTGGCGAATTCTTCTTTTGTCATTGATTCCGTGTCGTATAAATAAACGTCTGTCAATCTGGTTATAGCGTTCTTTGACTTCTCTATTTCGCCACGTACAAGCGCGATTTGTTCCGTCGTGGATCTTCCTTCATCATCGCCGGAAAAACCAACGTCTGGCAAATACGAACCTTTCCCTACGGTTCTAAAAGCAAGCGCCGCGAAGGTTTCTTTCAGGCCTTCCGAAGCGATACCGTGAACCGCTTCGAAATCCGGGCCTTTCAAAAGTTCCGCTTGCAATTTATCCAGGCTTTTTATGTTCTTGAAATTCTTCTGAACCCTGGCAAGGTTCGCCACGTAATTAAATACAAACGGCCCGATATAACTTTCGTTGATGGTTCGCGAATTGTCACAGTCCAACATTCGGGAACGCTGGGAACAGCGATACATTGACGGCCGCCAGCCGTTCGCCCTGGCGCGATCTTTTGTCGCTATCATATTAGCGCCACACTTACCACAAACCAGGTGGCCGGAAAATGTGTGAACATATTTCCGGGCGCGAAGATCTGACGTGTCGCGACTGGAAGCGTTTTCGTCCATTATACGATTACAGCGTTCGAATTGTTCCTTGTCGATGATTCCATGGTGATTATTTTCCCGGACGATCCATTCGCTTTCAGGCTTCAACGGGCCGCGGCCGGCTTCGCGCATATTATAGCGATACGTGCCGATATAAAACGGATTTCGAATAATATCGTGAATTAGCTTCGAAGTCCACTGGCCGCCGCGCTTTGATTTAATATGATGATTATTCAAATAACGCGCGATTTTCAAGCACGACCGAACCTTTTCGTATTCGTCGAAGATAAATTGAACAATCTTGACTTCTTCGGGATCCGGTTCCGGGAATTTGATTTCATCATTCCAGCGATAACCAACCGGCATACGGGCGCCGTTCCACAAGCCTTGTTCCGCACGATCTAACATAATACCGGTTACACGTTCGGAAGTCATGTTTCTTTCAAGTTCCGCAAAAATCAAAATAATTTTCAACATCGCTTCGCCGATTGCCGTTGATGTGTCGAACTGTTCGTTCATCGAAATAAAGGTGACTTTGTGTTCCTTTAATTCCTGATACATCGCCGCGAAGTCCAGAAGATTTCGGGAAATTCGATCCACCTTCCAAACGATAATATGTGAAAATTCACCGGCACGAACACGCTTCATCATTTCTTGAAAATGCGGCCGGTCGGTATTCTTTGCGGAATATCCGTCGTCTTCGAAAATAACGAAGTCGTCAATCCCTAGAAATTTACAATATTCTTTTAATTTCTTACGTTGAAAAGGAAGGCTGTCTTTGTCTATCTGGTAACGCGTGGAAACGCGGACATACAAAGCGGCCTTTTTCTTCGTCCAGTACAGAGCCGGACGCGCCTTTTTAATTTTTTGATATGCCAAAATTCGCCCCTTTCCCCAGGCTACCGAAAAAAGGGTACAAAAAAGAAAGCCGATTGATTTTTCAGGCTTTCAGTGATATAATATATTTGCTTATTTCCATATCAGAAAGCCGTTCTTCGGTGGCCTGGTATTAAAGCCGGTTAGCGATTGCAGTCGTTGACCGGCTGTTTTTATTTAATTCAATTTAACTTTTCTAATTCGAATTTTCCTTCCTTCATTGAAATGTTACATCGTAACGTTTGCGCGGCCAGAAAATACATGTGTTTGCAAGGCTTTTGACGGCGCTTGAAATCCTGACACGTGCAATTTTTCAGGGTTACAAGATAAACGTTCCCGGTCGTACCGACGATCTTTCCGCTGTACCCGTTGGAAAGAAGCGTTTTGACTTTTATATCTTGTTCGACCGCGCGTTTGATTCGTTCTTGTTGCGGTTCTGTCTGGTGGATAGAATCATCGAACGGAAGGAAGATTCGATCGCTTTCCAGCGCTTTCTTTGCCGCCTTTTCGCCGGACTTCAAAAAGAAAATGAATAACAATACAAGAAGTATTATAAATATAATCATTCAATCAGCCCCTTTGTTATAGCGATTTTGTAAATGTGTTTACAAGGCTTGTGATCGGCCTTGTATTCGGCACACTGACACATTCCCAGGTTGCACCAGATTTCTTTTTCGTCGGTCGCCGCTTTTATTTGTGCAATTCCCTTCACTTCGTCCTGGAAGCGGATCGAAAATTCTTCCGTTCTTGCCCGGCGAAGTTTTTCTTTCTGGCCTGGTTCTTCGTGTACCGCCGCCGGCCATCGGTAAAACGGCGCGACATTGTGTTTCTTTTTCTTTTCCCACTTTAAATAGATTCGAATTTTATTCGCCCACACCAGCAGAAAAAGAGCAATCAAAACAAGTATGATCTTCAAATTTTACATTCCTTCCCGTATATAATAGCAGATTTTTATTCAGGTATAATATAAGTTGCGCCCGTCCGCACTTCGGAAGGCGGTGTTTAACGTGGAAAAGAAATTCATTTATTATAATCGTAAAAATGTCTATGCGTTATGTTACGCAAAACACAAAAAACTATATTACAACCTAAATTTCAGAGGACGAACAAAAATTATCCTTCTAATCTGGTAAAAGTGGAAGGTCGGGCGCCTTTTGGAAGCGCCTAACCCGTCTTTGAATCGTCGGCACCTTCAACCGGTGGGAAGTTTTCTTCCAGTTCTTCCGGCGTTCTAGGCGCTTCTGATATGTAGTCAACATTTTCTTCGGCTTCTATAACGCGATAGAAGAAATCGCGAACAGCTTTTCTTTGTTCACCGCCCAGTTTCAAATACTCATAAACTAGGTTGAAACTGAATTCATCAAGATCGAATTCTTTTTTTAATTGCTCCATTGTGTCGGCCGGCGTCTTTATTTTCATTTCACCGTCACCATAACGAAGCCAGTCTTCATGTACCGAAAATTCAGAACATATCAATTTTACAATATGATCTTTAATTTCAACGCGGCCGCGCTCGATGTTATTAACCATGTCACGCGTAATCGAAAGGCGATTTCCGAAGGCTTCTTGTGTAAGCTTACAATTTTTTCGAAGTTCTTTTATCCTTTCGTGCATTTCCAAAAGTATCACCTCGCTTTCTGTAATCACAATATAACACATTAAAAATGGTAAGTCAACCCAAAGCAGAAAAATATTTTGCGCAGAAAGGGTTGACAAACCATTTTTTATGTTGTAAGATGGGTTTAACAACTCAAACAAAAACAAAAAAATGAGTTGCAAAACAAAAGCGCCGCCTGGTGATACAAGCGACGCTTCGAAGGGAACTAGCGACTACTTAAAGCCATAAAAGCATAAGTGACCGCATTTTTTACAAGGTTTCAGATAACCTTTGCGGCCGCCCTTGACAACCGGTTTCACCTTTTGGACGTGGTTGAACCGGGTGTCGCAGATGTAGTCACCGACCGGAACTTCAATGAAGCCCGTTTCCTTCGGCACAAAGTACATCATACCGACGCCCCCTTCCATATTGAATTAAATCGGGCGCTTGCTGGTGACAAGCCCCGGTAAAATTCATTATAAGGGGGAAGGCGTCGAAAATCAATCGGAAAGGGGGCCTTCGAATGGCTGATAACGAAAAAAACGTAACTACTGTTTGCGAAGAAGACAAGAAGTTCATTAGCGATATTATGAACCTGGCGCCAGAAAAGAAGATCCTTGTCAGAGGAATTCTGATCGGCCTTGACCTTCAGGAGAAACAGAAACCACTTGCGGCGGCCCAGTAAGCAAGGGCCGCCCCTATCGACATATAGCCAGAAAGCCGACTGCAATCGGCGGCTGATGTGGAAATAAGCGAAAAGAGGTAAAGAAAATTGAATAAGGATTGTTACAGTATTCACGACACGTCCTTTTCATTTGTCAACAACACAGAAAGCAACGGGCCAAACTGGCACAGACAACGCTTTCATCATTACGCGCTTTTACATCGCGTGTTTAATATGTTGAGAAATGAAGGCTTCGAAATCGAAAAGGACAAAAACGTCCACAAGATTATTCGAAAAAGTCACTTTGTCGGACGACGCGGCGACCTGGAACTTTACGCGGAACGCTACCCTAGAGGATTCAAGATTGAATTCTTCCAGAATGTAAATTTTGAAAATCCAAACGGCGGCCGGTACGACATCGAAAAGTTTCAGAAAATGCCCTATATGATACGGCTTCAATACATAAAGTACATGAACAAAATTGTCCGTATTGTGAACCAGCTTGAAGATCTGGCGCCGGATCAATCCCGGTTA